TTTGTCATTTATTATATAATTTTTTGAGCTATCGCCCCCCCCCCCCCCCCAACTCAGGGTTGCTTTTGGTGTCGTAGGTGCAGGGGCGAAGCTCCGCCTCTTGGCATTCACGAATCATTTTACCAAACTCCTTGTTAGGAATTGTTACGTTAACGTCACATCCACTTAAGGGCAAGTATCGAAAAACACCGATCCCCACGTTTGGTTTCGCAGGGATCGGCATTCATATGTAATTTACTACTCGCAAGTTTTCTTCCCAGTCTCAGGGTCAATATAGCAAGCCGCCCCTTCGCCCTCCTCCGGTGCCGTGACATTCAGGATGCCCATTCGCTTACCGGACGCCCTGAAGGTCGTGCAGCCCTTAGCGCCCATCTTGTAGGCCCTCAGGTAGATGTCCTTGAACTCCTCAAAGCCCACGTCATCACCTACGTTACACGTCTTGGAGACCGCGCTATCCATCCATCTGGAAGCCACCGCAAGGACATACAGGTGGTCATCGATGGAACATTTGTCCGCCGTTCTCCCACGTACCCCCAGTACCCGAAGTCCATAGTCCGACACATGCTCAACGCGAGGCCCTTCCGGTGTCTGAATGGTCCTGTCGAAACCATAGCTAAACACAGGTTCAATCCCGCTGCTGATGTTATCGGCGGTCAGGCTGATGGTGCCTGTAGGAGCGATGGATGTCAGGTGGGAGTTACGCAACCCGTTGGTCTTAATGATCTCGATAACACCGGGGTCCAGACGCTCCACAAAGTTCCCTGCGAGGTAGTTCGCTTCATCGTACAGCGGGAAGCTACCCTTTTCCTTCGCGAGCCTTGCGCTCGTGAGGTAACAGGCGTTCGTAAAGTCACTCAGGATTGCCTCAAGCACATCGCAGAACTCACCGGAACCATATGGATACCCTAGTGCTTCGATAGCGTTAGCAACCCCAGTGACCCCGAGACCCATGCGCCTCTTCGCCTGCGCTTCGTTGTACTGGGCTTCGAGGGGGTAAAGCGCACGGTCCACGATGTTATCCATCGCCCTTACGACCACAGGTATGTCCGCAAGGAACTGATCCCAATCGAACACAAAGTCGTTACCGTCTAGCGGGTCGCCAGACCTGCGGTCTAGCTTCAGGTACTTTACGAGGTTGAAGCTACCAAGGAGACATGCGCCATTCGGCGGGAGAGGCTGTTCGGCACAAGGGTTAGTGGCTGCGATATCTTCGCAATACCACAGGTTGTTGTAGGTGTTGATCGTGTCGATGAACAGAACACCCGGCTCTGCCCAATCCCACGTAGACCGCATGATCTGGTCCCACAGGGCCTTAGCCCGTATCGACCGATACTTGCGGCCACCCCACGTCAGACTGAAGAGCGTGTCGTTCGCTACGGCTTCCATGAACTCATCGGTGATGCCTACCGACACATTGAAGTTCGTGAGGTTTGTCGTGTTCTGCTTGGCCCTGATGTACTCTTCGATATCAGGGTGGTCCACACGCAACACACCCATCTGTGCGCCCCTACGGTGACCCGCAGACGCCACAGTGCCACACACGGCATCGAAGATACGCATGAAGCTTACAGGGCCACTAGCGGAGCTTCCTGTCTTGCTGATGATGTCGCCCTTGGGCCTCAGGGTCGAGAAGTCGTACCCAATGCCACCCCCGAGACGCATGGTCTCTGCGGCGTACTTGGCGGTATCCATGATACCATCCATGCTGTCGGGGATCGTAGGGGACACAAAGCAATTGTACGGTGTAACCTGACGCGCGGCACCCATAGCAGCCTGTACACGACCCGCAGGGAGGAAACGCATGTCCAACAGGATGTCACGGAAGGCATGGAAGTGTTCGTCCGAGTCCTTGAGGGCATCCGCGATACGGGTCATTGCCTCTCGGAAGCTTTCGCCTTCTTGACGATACTTCATGGTGTGGATTTCGTCGGATATCGGAAGGGTAGGTCCCATCTTCTTGTTGTGCTCCATCGTTGTGTTCATCAAAGCGTCTGCTCTCCCCTCAGGTGATTGATCCGTGCCTCTGCGTATCGAATGGCCTTCTTAAGGTCCGTGATCTCACTCTCGACCTTGCTCATTCCATCGTACTGCTTGTGACCCGCGCGGCTCGCGTACTTCACGATGTTCCCGCGCCAGAACTCCATTTGGTTCCTCATGACGTAGGTCATCGGTTCGATCTGATAGTGCGTATAGTGACCCGGAGTTTTCACGAGGTCGGCTTTGCGATTGTCGAAAGCTTCCTCAAAGGCTTTGAGATCATCCACGGTTACGTAATCATCGAAGGGCTCCAAAGCCGTACCTCCTGTGTCTCTTCGTTGTAATCACCATGCCTAAGGATGCGTGCGAGCCTCGCGCTCAGCAGTGCGTCTTCTTCAGTCATTTTGACGCGCCTGTAGGCATTCACGACATGCGGCCAGTTCTCTCGCAGTGTCTTTCCGGTCAGGAGCTTCTCTGCGGTCTTCGGCCCGACACCCGTGACACCTTTGTATCCATCGGTGGCATCTCCCGTGAGCGTCTGGATCATCCAGAAACGATCCGCCATCTCGGAGGTGATGGTTGTCAACTGTCCACCCTTGTAGAGCGTACACGCAAGCGTTTGCATGTCCTTGTCTTCGCTTACGACAATCCCTTTGAAGTCGGGATGTGTCGCAAGTAGACCTATGGTGTCATCAGCTTCGAGCGTTGGCTTAATGACAGGCTTAAGGTTCTCGACAGACCAATTGAACAGGTTACCGAAGACCACAGGCTTACGAGTGCCCTTACGGCCCGCCTTATAGGTGTCGGTGAGTGTCTTACGGAAGTTGTTGCGGTCGCTTAGGCATAGAGTGATCTCAGTGCCCCCCAGCGATGTCGTGATGGAAGCGATAGCCTGCTCAACGAGGTTGATAGCTTCCGTGAGGTTACCGTGGAGGACCCAAAGGCCATCACCCCAGTCAACTTCAGTCTCGCAGGCACTTGCGGCACGGTAGAGCAGTAGGTCACCGTCGATTAGTAGGTGTGTCATTGTGTTCCTTTAAAGTCCCCGTGCGGTGATTGGACAGCCTATTCGCCGCATCTCTCAGCAGCAGCGTCATCGTCATAGGGGCGTGCTGGTCCTCAAACTGCTGCGCCAGCCGCAACAGGCGTTCCGCTAACCCGCTCGGGTCATTGTCGGGCTGCGGTGCCGCTTGTGTGCCGGGATCATCCCGCTCGGGATTGTGTCCATCCGAGTGTACGGCAGGCCCCTTCACGTTCAGCTTACTGGTCATCGCTGGCCTGCTGCGGCAGTGGGAGGACAATCGCGCCATCGTTTGAGGCCAGCCACGAGATGCGCATCCCCGGCCACGCCGCGAGGGCTGCGGCGATGGCGGCGGCGAAGTCTTCGTCGCGGGTGGTGTAGGCGTTTTCTTCTCCCTCTGCGAGAGCCGTGATCCCAGCCTCTAGTGCAGCGCGCGGTATTGTGATGTCAGTCATCGCTACCCATGTGGTCGATGAGATCAACCTGCATAAATGGGAGCCCCTTCGGGCCTCAAGTAATAGTTGATGTCGCGAATGTTCTTTGGGTGACCATAGACACCTGCGGTCCACTGGCTGCTTAAGAGACCACAAGCCTGCGGGAGGTGAACGTTGATACCCAGTCCTTCGGCCTTACCGATCAGGTACGCAACATTGGGCCGCTGGTAGGTGTACTCATCGCTGCCGTCCATGTTGATTCCGTAGAGCGAGATGTCACTCACGAAATCGTTGTCCCACTTGGCGAGCGCCATAGCCAAGATGTACCCAATGCTGCTCTCGATGAACGGTTCGGGACGGTTACGAACGACACCTAGCTTTGCAAGCTGATCGGAGGTCACCGTGTTATGGTAACGACCAAGGCTCATGGGCCACTCGTACATCGTATAAAGGGGCATCTCGGACGCAAGGGCCTTGAGACGATCAACATGGCCGTTACCGCCATGCTCCCACACGATCTCAGGGCTGTGGGCCTCGAACGCCTTCGTGGCGAAGAGGCGGGTCTTGGCGTGGTGTGCCATGCCCCATACCTCGTCATCGGCGTGGACGGATGGATCGAACGCATCTAGGGTCTCGGGATGTGTCCCAAGGATAACAATGTGGCTACTCTTTAAAAGCTTCACGGGGCTCTCCGTAAACGGCGGTTAACTCGGTGTACCCACCGAGACGGACGTGACGATTGAAAACTTGGGGGACCGTGCGGATACCTAGGGCATCCATGAACAGTCGCAGCCCCTCGTGCTCAGTGATATCGAGTTCGACGTACTGGTACTGGAGTTCATCAAGAAGACGCTTGGCCTTGTCGCACCAAAGGCAGTCAGGGGCCGTAAGGACAACCATCGTCATCGGTCATCCCCAGAGCCGTGGATCATGTCCTTGGCCTTACGCCGCTGGAGTTTCGCGAGGTTGTACTTGGCGACATCCTCAAGGGTCATCCCAAGGACATCTGCCAGCATCGCGGCGTACCAGAGGACATCACCAAGCTCGCCCTTCAGACGATCATAGGTGAACGGGGAGAACCCAAGGCCGTCCTCCATGTCCATGTAGTCCAGATCGCCACGGTAGATGCGCTTAAAGATACCTGCGATCTCCCCGGCTTCCTCAAGTAGACCAAAGGACATATGTTCCGGGTTGGCGCTGATAGCGGTCTTGCGGGCATCATTTTGGTAGTCGTTCAGTCCCATCATGGTGCTTTGATATCCTTGATGCTCTTGATCCAAGACGCGGGGATCGCAATGCGGCGATTGGTATGAATGACGCCTTCCGCCGCTGTCGAGATGTCGGCCCCTAGAACGACCTCTGTGTCGCCTTTTGCCAACAGCCACCCCACGCTGGACACCTGTTCGATCTTTGCGTCCGACTGACCTTCGTCCCATCCGATACTCACCGCTGCATCATGCCACTCTACGATCACTAGGCGACTAGAGGGGGAGGAGAGGTTGTCGGCGGGCTTCGTCGTCGTGGTCTTCGGTTGTTTTGATGCCATAATGTGTCTCAAGAGCGTTGAGTCCTTTTGCGGTGACTTGCCATTGGCGTCCGTAGACGTTCGACATAATGCGTGTACTAATGAGGCCCATAGACGCTGCCATAGCGATGTAGTCGGCGTTCTCGCGGGCGAAGTCCGACTTGGTGGTAACTTGACAGGTCCATACGGTGTGCAGGACTTGCTTAAGGCTGCTATCAATGCGTTTCGGCCCAATTGCTTCCAACTTTGTACTCTGCGGCAAGGGGGCATTTGAACTGGAAGCGGTGTCCAGTTTCTTCGGCCACTCTGAGGCAGGTTTGGCCGACAGTTTCTTCGTAACCGTCTTTGACGGCGATCTGGACTTCATCGTGAATCCATCCCAGAAATGCGTAATCTCCGTTCCATCCGTGTCGTAGTCCTTGTTCCTTGAGGGAGTTGTCGATTTCCACGATCCAAGCCTTGCACAGGATTGCTCCCGCACTCTGGAGGAGTGTGTTAAGCGCTGCGTGTTCGCTACGGATAGGCAGACGGCGACCGTCGAGCCCCTTTAGGTAGCCCTTGGATGCCGCTTGTCCGACTTGCTTCTTGAGATTGGCGATGGCGGGTGTCGCCCCTAGGAAGCGCTCTCGCAACTCCCGGCCTTCGTTGCGGCCTTTGCCAATGATCTTCCCGATCTTTTCGTCACCCGCGCCATATAGAAAGGCGTAGATGAATGTCTTCGCGTTGTTGCGTGTCGGTAACCCAGCGGCCTTCTGATTGGCCGTGTGTACATCACCCTCTACGACTTCTCGGGCGTAGGCCCCTCCGTCGAAGTGGTGCATGTAGTGGGCGAGACATCGAAGCTCAAGTCCACTGTAATCTGCGCCGACAGCTTTCCATCCACTGGGTACGTGGAAAAGTGCCCTGCAATCCCGACCGAACTCGGCGGATACTGAAGGGACCTGAGAGATGTTTGGATGGCTGTGTGTAGCTCGTCCAGTGACAGCGCCGTTGGTATTGTAACTGCCATGTATCTTTCCATTACGTTCTAGTTTGATCCACGATTGGTCCCCTTCGGCCACCGCCGCGACCCGCTTCTCCACAAGGAAGAACTCAGCCAGCTTCTTGGCCTCAGGGTACTCCAGCTTCGCCAGAACCTCTTCGTCCACCTTCGCCTGCCCTGAGGGCGTAAAGACCTGCGGCTTCCACCTGTACTTGGCCCTCAGACACCTCTCGATGTGCTGACGGCTCGCTGGGTTGAACTCTACGGTCTTGTAGAAGGTCTTTGTGTCCCCGGACTTGACGCCAAGCTTCTTGTTGTCACGCTTGTACGTAACGACCCTATCGACCTCTTCCCAAGGATCGAACAGCCCTCGTAGGTAGGCTTTAAGTTCCTCACGCCTCTTAGCTAACCTACCGTACAGTTCGGTGGCCCCGCGTACATCGAAGGGCCATCCGTTCTGTTCGATCTGGAAGCAGAGCTTTGCGACATCATGTTCGAGGTCGATGGCTGGCTTGGAGTAGCTATCGAGCTTGAGGAACTTGTAGAGAGCAAGGGTTACACGGCAATCATGCTCACAGTACGAAAGCATCTCAGGGGTAAAACTGTCCCACCCCCCGCTGTACTCCATCTTGTGCAGACCAATACGCTGTCCCCACGCATTAAGGCTGTGGGAGCCGTAGACCTCCTTGGTGATCTGTCCGGTCGCAAGGCGGATACCGTCCTGCTTGTCGCCCTTGAGGTCACTGTAGATCAACCTTGTGAGGACAAGGGTGTCCGTCACTAAGCCATCATACGTGAACGAGGGGTAGACTTTGGTGATCGCGGGGAGGTCGAACTTGATCGCGTTGTGACCAATGAGTTCGGAAGCACCTTGGAGAAGCTTAAGACCATCAGGGATATCGGAAGGTCCAAAGCTGTGTATCTCGTCGGTATCGGCATTGAGACACACAAGGCAGTGGATCGTGGTAAGGGTTTCTAGGAGACCGTTTGTTTCGACGTCAAAGACGAACCTCACGCTACCTCACGCAGCTTGGGAAGCGTGCGTCTGATAGCCTCGCGCTGCTTATTGATGTTCTGCATTGCGAGGGATGTCTTGTGGTTGGGGCTCTGCACGAAGGCGTGTCGTGCTGTTTCCAAGGCATCTGCAAGCCTATTAAGGATACGCATCTTCTCCATCGTTGTCTCAAGCTCCTCTGAGGACTGCATCGTGAATTGACCTTGGGATGTTAGCTGCAACACAGATCAGACCATCGCTGTCGATAAGAGCGATAAGCACCATGTCTGGGGCCTGTGGATTAGTTATGATCAACATCGAAGCTATTGTTCCGATGTCGAGGGGTGGCGCTTTGATGCCAAGCGTTACCAGTGATGCAAGGTAACGAATGGTCACCTCGCGTTCCGCTTCGATCAATAAAAAACCCCCGGCTTTGCGGAGGTCATCTTTAAAACTCTGGGCTAAGAAGCAGTCCTCAGGAGCCTCGCGATCCGTTTTGGGACTTGAGGAACTAAGAACAGCCGCTAAAACTAGCGCTGTGATCATGTATGTGATTACCTTCTAGAAGACACCCTCCGTCAGGCGTCCTGTTTCTCGATTGTAAAAGATGGTCCCTGCGTTACCCACTTCGCCCGTGAAGCGGTTCTTAAGGACCCGGAGTTCCGTGCTGTCCACTGCGTCTGCGTCAGGCTTCTGGAGAGCCACACATATATCAGCAAGCTGTGCGATGGCGTGGGAACCTCTAAGCTGCCCTAGGTGGACCTTCGCCCCGTCTTCGTGGCCTAGGTTGCCTTCGGGGCGCTTAAGGTGACTTACGACAAACAAGGTGATCCCCGTTTCCTGTACGAGGGTCCGCAGCTTCGTCATTGCCATATCGATCAGTTTCCGTTCATCTCCAGAAGCGATGCCACTAACGAGGATGCTAATGTGATCAACGATAACGTGAGTGCAGCCCAAAGCACGGGCCATGTATCGAATGCGGTTGAGGATGTTATCAACATCAGTACTGCCAAAGTGGTCATACAGAGCGATATCATCGCTGCCGAATAGCTCATCAAATCCACTGCTAATCTCCGTATCGGAAGAGAGCGAACGGTCCACAAGGATGTTCTTGTTAAGGTGGAGACCCACAAGCCCTTGGAGGGTTCGCTTGTTACTCTCTTCAAGCATGATCATCCCGACCTTCTTACCGTCCCTGTGGAGGGCGTAGGCTACCTCACGAACGAAGGTCGTCTTGCCCATCCCACTGCCGCTTGTGATCACCACAAGCTCAGAGGAGCGGATGCCACGAGTGATCTCGTTAAGACGGCTAAAGGGATACGGGAAGCCCATAGGACCATCGTCTTGCATCACGAGGTCCTTAAGCTCCTTCGCACTTACGATACCGTCAGGACGATAGGGCTTTGCGTTCCAGATGGCCGAGATGATTGCGTCAGGTCTTCCGTTGACCAGACACTCGTTGGCATCCTTGTACGGAAGGCTGGCGATCTTTACCTTACCAACTGGAAGTATCTCAGCGCACTCGATAGATGCCTTGCGCCCCGGATCGTCCATGTCGAACATCAAGATGATTTCCTCGAAGGTATTGAGGTAGTCATATGACTTCTGAATGGCCTTGGCGGCACCTTGGGCACCGTTGGGTATCGAGACGCACGGCCAGCGGTTTCCCTGAGCCTGCGAAACCGACATACAATCGATCTCCCCCTCTGTGACCACGATCTTCTTACCAGAGGACCACAGGTGATCCCCAAAGAGACCTATGGCCTTCGTGTCGCCCTCAAAGGAGAACTCCTTGCCCCGCTTCCGTATCTTCTGAGAGACTATGCGTCCATGTCGATCACGGTAAGGGGCAATGTGAAACCGATTGTCCCCATCGCCACCGACTTGGTAATTAAAGAGGCGGCAGGTATCTTCGTCGAGACGGCGGTTAGGTATTGCTGTAACCGTTCCAGTACTGAGGTTGCTGAGAACACCTCCTTGTTCTTTAGCAACGCTAGTGCCCATTGTATCTCCGCTTTCATAGTGACCACATCCAAAGCACCATCCGTGGCCGTCTGTGTATCGGGCGAGGTTGTTACGGGAGCCGCAGGATGGACATGGCTCGTGGCGCACAAGGTTACTTGTCGATCTGTGACCATCTTCATGCCCTCGCGAGGACGTAACGTGCATAAGGCTTCCCATTCTCGTCCTTCATGTACACTGTGGTGATCGCCTTGCCGATCCGGCGAAGCTCCCAGATACGGGCAGCAAGCCTAAAGATGCTGTAGACACCGAAGGCTTCGAGGGGGGTGATCGTCTTATGCTTTTCGAGGTGCAGGAGGATGCGCTTGGCCTGAGGTGTCAGACGTAGTTCGACCATCTTGGGGGGTCTCCTTGATCCAATGAATTGGGACAACCTTGTCGGCATGCTTAAAGCCCCACTTGTCACACCACATGGCGTAAGTAGTCGGGGAGCCGCGATAGAGCTTGTTTCGGGAGTTCTGAAACACGAAGCGGATGTCGAGGTGTGGATGCTGCGCCTTGATCCACAGATGCTTGGCGCGATCTGCGGCATCCCACAGCCCCTTCGCTTCTACAATGATACCGTTGGGCAGGCGGAAGTCGGGAGTGTACTTGCTGACACGAGACGGAACTTCATATTCAATCTTGAAACTCTCGTACTCGTAAGCAACCTGTAGCCCCTCAAGAGCTTCCGCCACCCGTTGTTCAAATCGTGACCGATATCGAGACTCTAAACGCGGCGTGTGGCGGCGCTTAGATATCCAAGCCATCAGGGGCTGCTTCGAACGACGAACCAGTGTCGCTCGTCTCGAACTCGGAAGCGTCGAATGAACCCTCCGCTGCCTCAAACATGGCATCGCTGCCGTCCTGAAGCTCAAGGACCTGCACCTGCTTCATCTGAAGCGAAAGGCCCTTTTCGTAGGGGTACACAATGCCAGCCACACGGAGCTTCGAGCCACCGCCGACACGAAGGTCCACCTTCTTGACCTCGTGGTTCTTTGCGTCAAACACAAGGGGCTTGAACTTGGACTTGATGTTGAACACGACATCGCCGTCCTCTTCAGTAAACGGAAGCTTGGCGACCTTGTGTTCCTTCGCCAAGGCTTTCAGATGCTCAACGAGCGGCGCTGCGTCACCCTTTGGTACGACGAGCTTCGTCTTAAACTTGCCATCTGCATACTGTCCCGTGTTGTCAGGTGTCGTGATATGCGGATAGCGGGCCGTGCCCACGGGGGATACGAACGTGATCTTAGCCATTAGAACAGCACCTCGTTTGCGGGAGTATGAGAAGCCTTGTCAGCGAGGTACGCACACTGCTGAAGACGCTCTGCGATGTGCCGAGCAGCCTCAGGGGTCATAAGGACACCCACGCTTTCCAACGCCTCAAGGGTGCCTTCGTCGTCTTGGTGCAGCCACGAGATATCGAAAGTCACCATGTCGTTAATGCCGGGGTCTACGGCTACGGTACACTCGAAACCATAGCCGTCCTGATTGGTCTCCTTGACGGAAACCTGAGTGATGTATTCCACTTTAATGTCTCTCCAGTGAAAGCATTTCGTTAAGCTGACGAACGCACTCGTCAGCAACAACCCTCGCGTCGATGCCAATGGTCTCGGCAGCGATCACAAGGGTCTTATTGATGTGTTGATATGCAAGCCCTTGGGCCATCATGATGAGGGTGAGTTTCCTCACTTCATCGTTGGGGTCTTCCAAGAGCCTCAGGAAACTACGCGAAGGCGTAGAGACTGTTGATAACCCCCCGAATATCAAGGGGACCTCGTACTGGGGGTCGGGGGACTTTGGTTTTGTCGTCCGCCGCTTTGATCGTGGCGCTATGGATTTCCTCCAAGGGGTCATACTCCTCGTACATCTGCACGAAGGTCTCACGGATGATCTGGAAGAACCGTGTGGTGTTCCCAGCGTGAGTACCAAAACTATCGTGAATAAGCGAGTAGTGGTTGATACCGACTTCGTGAGCTTCAAGAACTGTTAGCATCAGATGAGCCGCATCGAGACTATGGATGATGTTCGGGGCGACCGCCGACTTCTGCTTGTCCTTGTTGATCACTTCAGTGGGCTTTAGACGCACACGCGACCTCACCCACTTGATGACCTTACCGTCCTCAATACGGTCCTCCTTGTTGACATCGCCAACGGAGAGCCGCTTGTCGTAGAGCCACAGGCTCACCTGTTTCACTTGGTAGTTGACGTACTTGTGAAGAACCGGGAGACCAATAGGCGTAAACCACACAAGGGCTTTAGCTTCGTGGGCAAGGACTTGGGCGCACTTCTGGAAGAACTTCATTCCCAGCGATGCGTCCTTGACAACCTCGTTCACCGCCGTCCACACGACCTTCGCGATATACAGAGACGCTGCGAAGCCGTGGTCAGCCCCGTATGGGTGTTCCTCAAGGCGACCTTCGAGAACTTCAAGGCTCAATGGCCTCATAAGGTCCTCGCGTTGCTGCTGGGCGAACCCGTACTGCTCACTTGAGTACGCGAAGGTCATCACGTTCCTCTTGACGATTGACCGTGACACTTCGTTTCTCAGGACGATCTTAGCAATTTCTTCACCTTTTGCTGCGTCCGCCTCGACGATAGCTTTTGCTTTGTCGCACACAACCTGATAGACATCTGAGGGTATCTCAGAGGCCACGAGGTTCACCAGAGCGCCCTCCATCGAGCGCATGGTTGCAGAGTAGTGTTGTAGACCGGAGTTAGAACCATCAAGAGCTATCGGAAGGTGACTGACGTAACCCTCCGGGTCTTTGATAGCTTCTTCCCACTCCATTGCGGCGGCGAGAAACTGAAAGGGAGCGTCAGCTTTCCTCCAGATATCGAAGGTGCCGTAGGGGTCTTTGGCGACCTTTTCGATCATGGCGGTGTTCTCCGTCACCCAACGGACACGCTCGTCCAAAGGGCGCTTCGATAGCTTGTCGAAGTCTCCAGTGTTAGCAACGTGGACGGCAAGCCAGTAGAGACCGTCAGGACCCAGAGGGACACCTGTGGCAAACTTGAAGAGCGCCCGAACGTAATCCGACCTTTGGATCGAGAAGTGAGGGATGGCGTACACCCTGCCCCTGAAGTCCATCGAGTACGGAAGGTAGAACTCGGGGTACTGAAGCATCTCGTTAGCGGTCGCTAGGTCCTGATTGATGACCATAGCTTCACCAACGATGCCCCGGTTCCTTTCGGCTACCTTGGACGCCTTGATCCGCCATGCCTTCTTGCGACTGTCCTCAAGTGTATCCCAATCCACGGGCCTAGGGGGCTTTGGGAGCGCAAAGCGAGGCGGGAAGCTGTCGAGGGTAACCCCTTGCTCCCACGCCCACTGGACGACCTCCAGAGCCCGTTGATTGACGGCCCAAGGTGTCGCTTGGATCGTGTTAATACTTTCGAGACAGGGCTGCATGAGGCCACTCGTGATAGCCTTGGAGACGAGAGCCCTGTGTTCCTTGGAGTGGGTCCTTACGAGCTTTACGTACCTGCTCAGGGCCTCGCTGTGGTAGCACCCTGTCTCGTAGGATACCCAAGGCTTCGGGGGGATGATCATGGGCTTGAATGCAGGGTGCATCCATGCCTCAAGTTCCCGAAGCTCCGTAAGGTAACTGCTGGCCTCTTCAGTGAGACCTACGAAGTTGTCCTTGCGGTCCTCGTACAACTCAAAGACGTCTTGGCAGGCCTTAAGGACTGCGTTAACCAGAGGTTCCCCGATCTTCGCCCTGACATCGTTAGGCAGGCTCTCGTACTTGAAGCCTTCCTTGGCGGCTGTCGCCCTGATCGCTTTCTTGCGATACACGATGTTGCCGTGGGTCTTGAGGACCCTTGAGACCAAACGCTCGTACAAAGTCTTATCGTGAGACTTGAGAGCTTTCGCCCACAGTTCGTTTTCGACAAAACGGCCTGCGTCAATGCAGGTCTGAAGAAGGGTGCTTTGGCGACCAATGGAGTTGAAGACACACGAAAGACCTATATAGGCACTTAAGGTAACCTCAAGGTCCTTTAGGTAGCTATGACCATCAGGGTAACGACCCTTATAGTCAGCCTTAAGGAACCTTTCGATGTCGAGAGCTACCTGAGGAATAGCATCTCTGATGACCTGAGATACTGAGCTAGTAGCTGCATATCCTTGGTCTTCCTTAAGTCTACTCTCGCTCCTTACGTACCTATTGTAACCTTCAGTAAGACTAAGGGTCTCTAGCTTTAGCTGGTCTTCGAGTGTCGCCATTTCGTCTCTCTCCGTCCGTCGTCTCTGCTTAAGTTGTAGTAAAGGGCTACTTTTCGAAATCGGACTGTAACTTCAAGCTCTTACTGTTTGGACACTCGACACCCCCAGACCATATGCATTTGTACAGTGTTTATACGTATCCGAATGCCCCCAAAGAGGGCTTAGTTCACTCGGTATCTTCTTGAGATTGCTCGTCGCCCCACAGGAACCTAAATCCTGCGTGTCTGCCAATTTCACCACGCCCGCGCACGTTTCCATCGATCTGGCCGTATCTAGGGTTGCTTTCTACCGACTTAGGGTTGTCCAAAGACAGCCCCGTATCAGCGGTTTTTTCCATGTACCCCCCGCGTGGGGAGATGTCCATAACCCCACCCGGATAATTTTCCAGTGCGGTTAAAGCCGCCGCAAGAACACCTTCCGAAAGCTGGGCGTACCTCAATGTTGTCTCGATATTCTTGTGCCCAAGCCACTTCTGGATAGTCCTCAGATGTACATTGGCCTCGACCAAGCGAGTTGCACAGGTGTGGCGAGTAACGTGGAAAGTAAACCACGGGTCTTTACTGAGCTTCATCTTGTCGCGGGCAATGTCCCACCAGTACCTCAGCTTGTCCCGAGACGGCATTCCGTGGTCAAGGAGCCACACAAGGTCGGCCTCAGTCTGGTCACCGATGGGGACCGAACGCGGCTCGTCGGTCTTGGTCTCCCACAACCGGACCCAGCGATAGACAACATCTTGCTTCTGGAGCGTGTAGAACTCCCCACGCCGCATTCCGGTGCGGATCGCCACCCGGATCATCCGCTTGATGTCCTCAGGGACCAAATTCAGAAGCACACGCTCCTCATGGGGCGTCAGCCACCGGATGCGACCATTGTCCTCGTCCTCACTGGGGAAGTGCGGAAGGGTCGTGATGAACTTGCGGGTCCGCGCCCACTCCATGAGCTTGTGGAAGGCGGATAGATACTTGTTGATGGTCGAACCACTCAGGCGTTCGCCCCGTAGGGTCTCCACGACCTTATCGAGGTCCGTAGTGGTCACAGCTTCAGCCGGGGTGTTGACCCCAATGATCTCCATGACCCGCCACAGGCGCTGCTCTGCGATCTGGCGGTAGACCTTGCCGTACCACAGGGCACCTGCGGTCTCGCTGTAGATGTCCTTGAGGGTCTTAGGGGGACCCTTGCGGCTCTCCCTGACAATAGCGACCTCAGGCAGGCCCTTGGTCCAGTTGGCTTCAGCAGCGCGGGCTTCCTCAAGGGACGCAAAGACACCCCTCGCCCGCCTGCCGCTCACTTGGATTTCGACACGCCATTTGCCCGTGTGCTTGCCTTTGCGCTTCAGGGGATAGATGCTCATGCCACGCTCCCGGTCTTGCGCGTGAGTTGCTTGAGGATGCCTTTGATCAGATGGGTCCCTTTGAGCGTCAAGGTGTATTGGTTCTCTCGGAGGTTCATCGGGTTCTGGCGCTGGTCGATCAGGCCGTACCCCGGCTCCATGCGACGATTACGCGCACCTAAGTCAATCAATTGGCGACTGATGGTCGAGATGTTGGTGTCCGCGAGAGACGCAAGCTCCTTCATCGGCTTGTTCTCGTGAAGGGATACCAGAAGCAACGCCATGACTTGTCCCACGGGCATGTGGGCTGCGATGCCTTTGATCTCTCCCAGTGCATAGTACAGGCGTTGTAGGGCCTGTCTGTCTGCGTCTTCCATTTGACTCACCATTGTTGCTGTTGGTCCATACTCCATCTCCAGCAATCAACATAGTGAGAGTTTCTATGTATGGCAACAGAAAAACACCGATCACGTAGAGCAAACTACTGATACGTGATCGATGTGTTAACCTTTTGGTGGTGCCCCTCGCCGCTTGCGCTCCCACTCGTCACCCCGGCCCGCGCGGTATGCCTCTCGCATCTCGCGTTCCTCGTTGGGTGACATGCGTGTCGTGAGGACCCGTGCGATCTCAGGGAGTGCGGCGATGACGGCGGCTTTCCCAAGGTCCAGCCAGAACGTTGGGCTACGGACAACCAGAGCCGCCCCGCAGCCAGCGCCAAGTAGGACACCGACAACGAGGGCGACCTCTAGCCACGTCATGCAGGCACGGCCTTCTTGGACCGCCACGACCACACGGCAACGAAGATCGTACCAATGGCACCCACGATGGTCATGGCCGTCTCGTTATCGATGTAGCCCTTAGCTGCGCCCCAGCCTGCGGCGGCTGCGAGGATCGTTCTCACGATACCCCAAATCTGTTCTCCACTCATCATGAGTGCATCTCCAATTATGGTTCGAGTTGATAGTGAGGCCCATCGCGGAAACTCGTCCACTGGCCCCCCCAAGTGAGTTTTACGGCTTCGGCCTTGGCGGCACTGAGAAAGTTCTTGGACACCTTGTCGTACAAGGGCCAAGCCCACGTCACGGCTCCATTGGCCGTCACAGCGATATCGAAGGCGTGGCTGAAGCCATCCTTCTGCTTCAGGTGCTTCGAGCGGAGCGTCTTGGACGCCCCTTGCTTTAACAGTACCTTCTGTTCCTCAAGGGTGCGAACACCACACGTAATGATGAACCCAAGGTCCTTGTGCTTCCAATCCTTCAAGGTACGGCGGATGACCCTAATGAGGTCGGGATGAACACCCTTAAGCTTTGCTTCGGATGCCTTGTTAAGTACCAGTGACACGGGGTTTCCTTATAGGCGGGGGATAAACGGGAATAGCTTGACCACAAAGGCCCCCAAGGAAGCCGAAAGCCCCGCAACGGCCACGAGGGTACGCCACGAACCTTTGGCCTCTGTGAGGGTGTCCCTGACGGTCCTGAGGTCCTGACGCATCTCTGACACTGTTATTTCAAGGATGGTGATCTTGGCGGACATCTCTCCAAGTTCACGCTCGTACTCCGGCATCATCAGTACCCCTCTAGAGCGTAAGCAGCCCCAATCTGCGCGGGGCCGTCGTTGTCATAACCCTGCGACTGAAGGTCAGCGATGATGCCAAGGTAACGTTCCTCGAACATGCCCTTGCGCTCATCGAGGAAGTAGTCGCTGGCGTAGGAGAGACCCCCGTACACCACGACATCGGAAGCCACCGTCGAGAGCTTGGTGGTCGTTGCGTCACTCGTGAAAGGCTCAAAGGAGCCGTAGTAGTCCACAACGATGCTCGCGCCCGTCGAAGGGATCGGCTTGAACTTGAGGGCCGTACCAATCCGCGTGAAGTACTCAGGGACACCGCTGGTAGCGATAGGAACGTCCGTCCACGCCCGCACGGGCAGGTACTGGACGACACGATCATCCACAACGACACTGATGATCTCCATGAGGTCAGTGGGCAGCGTGAATGCGGTGAAGCCACCAGCGACCACCTCCGTGGCCTGCTCTTCGTTCGCAGGGATACGGAGGAAGCGCTGGGAGCGGAGGAGACCTTGGCTCATGAAGGTATCGGCCAGCGCATCGCTACAGTCCGAACGATTAAGAATAGCCTTGAACTGAGTTCTGATCTGGCCGTAGTTCATACCTTACACCTTCTTGGTCGTGGCGATGAACGCCGTGAGGTCTTCGTTCTGAAGTTTCTTGATGATGGCCCTTGCGTCCTCGCGGAACACATCGAAACCCTCGCGAAGCCACTTCTCAACGACAACCACGGGGATCGAAGCGATCTTATGGAAATCGTTGGACGGAGCCTTGGAGGCGAGACGATCATCGGCAAGAGTGTCTAGGAAGTCGGAGGTGATCTCCTGATCCTTTCGAACCAGAAGACCATCCATGTTGGCGTCGATGTCCCATTCGACATCGCGTAGTGTTACTTTCGTCATCTTACAGCCACACCCTCGCGCGGTCATGAACAACTGCCGGATCGAACAGGCACACCCCGTTCGGCCCCTCGTAGCCGCCCGGAACACCGGGGCCGGGGATCGGCGTCCACACTAGGTCGGGAATGAGGCTGAGGATGTTGGTCCTCTCGAACACGCCCAGCAGCTTGCCGTCCTCGTCGTACTGCGGAAGCACTGTCGGGTTGGGCGCCTCGTCGGGCGGTCCCATCATGAGCACGGCCACGATGGGGTCGATGGCAACGAGGTTAACGTGATGGCCCTCGATGACAACCGCAGGCGTGATGACATCGCCATCCTCGTCCAGCACGGCAGGCGTCTTGGTGATCGGGCCGATCTCGTCAATGATGACGCCCTGATGCGGGATCAGATTGCCGTCCTCTGAGAGCGTTGCCAGCATTGAGCCGTCAGGCAGTGCTGTCGTGGTCATGCCCGCCACGAATAGTTCGCGGGTCGAACACCATGCGAAGATTTCGATGCTCATTAGCTGGTCCTCGTCTGGAGTTCGGTGTTGCTGATGCGGCGCGGTAGGTACGTGATCTGGCGGATGTGGCCGTTCCACTGGTTGGTAAGTAGTCCACCGTATTTTCCAATGTAAAGGTTGGACGCAGCCGTTGGGACAGCGCCGCTTGTGACGGGCGTTCCAAGTGTTCCATTGGCAGCCGCTTGGAAATCGTTAGCCTTATAAACGCCACCCATCTTTGATGCAGCATTAGCGGGGAACGCATTGCTTACAGTTATAGTAGACACAACACCGCCGCTCGCTACGTAAAGAGCCCCATTGGTGCCTCCTGAAACACGGTAAATTTCAAAGATGTTAGTGGCCCCTCCGTCACCTAGTTCAGCAATCACATTATTAGTATTTGCTACACTGGGTAACGGGCTACCATTCGCAACCAACGTCCCCTCAGTCGCACTATACGGGAACGCTTGCGTGCTGACGCTGGCAAGATCAGCATTGCGGGTGGCTCCAGCGGTTGAGGAACCTACTGGGATGTAGCTGGTGGCGAAGGAGCCTGTTTCTGCCTGTGCATTCCAAACAAGAATGTCTGCCGTGGCAGGTGTTGCGGCAGTGCCTCCCACCGAGATATCAAACTGTGCAGCGCCAGCACCGGGTTCAATCTGTTCGATCCTTGTCCACGTAGTCGGGATTGTCACTTTCCGAAAGGCCGATGGCGCAACAAACGTAACAGTTTGTGCGGAGCCCGTGTTGCTCTTTGCCCAGATAGAACGAGCGAAAGGAGCCGCCAACCCATGGCCTTGGCGCAAAAACGAATAGTCGCCCGATCCATTAGAGCCAGCATCAAGCTGGATGCGCCACGCCGTAGTGCCGCCATTTGGATCGGTAAAGCCTGAGGTCACAACAGGCAGGACGCCGGAACCGCTTGCAGCTTTTGCCCATGCAGCGGTTTGATTAAAGTCGTTGCTATACACAAGGCCGTTGGTCCTCAACTCCTCAACGAGAAGCCCCTTTGCAGCCAGCGTCACCGGATCGAAATCCAGCCTTGGCCCGTAATACGCAGCGGCAGTCGGTGCGGCTCCGTAGTTCGGCACGTAGGTGTCGAGGGATGCGCTGTCGGAGAGTTGTGCGCCCCAGAGGTAGATGCCAGAGGTGCCGTCTCCGGTGTAGGAGTTCGTGTTCGCGGCGCTGCAGAGGTCTACCTGCCAGTATGCAGTGCCGGAACCTGTGGCCGTTGCAATGGTTGATACGCGATACCAGCCATCCGACAGTGCGGTAATGGCTGCCGTGCCAGAGCCTGAGCGAGTTGTGGCTGTTCCAGAACCAGTCAGATTGAACTCAACGATGTGCACGTTGCCAGTAGCTTGAGCCGCTATCTGCACAATCGTGCGCCCCGCAGGCTTAACATACGCCGACCACAGGTAGGGAGTATTGGCAACCGATGTGAATGACCGATAGAGGGAATGATACCCGGTGGAGGTGCTTTCAACCAACAGGTCAGCCGTCTGAAGACCATTCGGCGCAACTACTGCATTTGCTACAGAGCCTGATCCATATGCAAGCAAACCCGTCCGCACCCATCCCGTGCCGGAGAAGTCTTCGGTGAAGCCAGCGAGGTTCTTCGCCGTTGTCGGGTTATACATCGGATACGCGGAGGTGTTCGCCTTCATGCCGCCGAGGTCGCTGCGCGTCAGCGATGCGCCCCATGCGTAGACAGTTGCGGCAGCCTGTGACGTAGGCTGACCAGAGCCAGTCCGACTGTCAGGCCCAATCAAAACAAATGATGTGCCAGCGTTGCCAGTAAAAGTAACGCTGAACGATTGCCATGATGTCGTCAGGGCGCAAGCGACTGGTGTTCCATATGCAGAGCCCTGACCATTGAGATATACCGTTGCCGTGCCAGAAACAGTGCGCAGCCAAACGGAGATTGTGTACTGAACTGCTTCAGTGGTCAGTGAGGCGTAAACAAGGGACAACTGATTACTTGACGAAATAGCACCTAGTGCAAGCTGATCAGCAGTTATGGTGCTGTTTGGTGCTGCGGCTGCGTTAGCAGTAACCGTGGGGGTTGTGCTGCCACTATTAAGTTTAGTCCACGATGCAGCATCAAACTGCTCAGACGCCAGCAGGAGGTTGTGGGGAGCCCACTTGATCTTGCCGTCGCTGTCCGTGAGGGTGGCGTTCGATGTGCGCGAGAACGTGATGAACTCGCTGGCCTTGCCAGTGGTAAGAGTCGTCATGTTATGCACTCACCACATAAGAGTTATCGTTAAAATCAATTGTCATTGCTAGTAGCTCCGCAGAGTTTGGCCCGTTGCCGAGTAGTTCTTCAGCATTACTGGAGTACACCGAGGCGTAGAGGTTTGTAGTGAAGTCCATTGCAAGACCATTCCACTCGTCCCCCAACAGAAGCAGGAGCTTCTCAGCGTCAGAGGTAATCTTGACGGCACAAGTGTTTGCGACGAAATCAATGGTGAACCCGTCGAGTTCATTTGCCAGAAGGTCTATTGCAATTGACGATCCAAAGAACACTGGCCCCGGAAAAGGGCGAGGGAATGGGAATGTCATTGCTTACCTAGTCATCTCGGTTACATAGAGGACGCCTGCTGCGGTTCTCTGGATACCTGCGATCTTGTGGCCGGGGGTTACACGGAAGTACTCGACCACGTTCGCCGGAAGAAGCATCTGTGTCGTAGTGGCCGTGGGGGTCGCATCGAAGCGAACGAAACAATCGGTGGTCGATACGACACGGACGATGGTCGTCTGGTTCGTGAAGGCCGGGGAAGCCGCAGACGAACCTGAGATCGCTACGACACTAGTGCCAATAATTTTGTACGGGTCCATTTGCGGTTCCTTAAGAAGATAAAAAGAGAGCGTAAGGTCGGAAGGGAGCGAGGGGTTACACGTAGGAGAGCATTACGCTTCCCCTCGTCACGTTGGGTATCCGGCGTGTCATCCGGCCCTTCCGCCAAACGTAGAGGTGGCTTTAGGTAAGGTTTGTGATCTTACCGGAGCCCTTGTAGTTCATGTGCTTCAACGAGTACTCACCGACAATGAGGTGCTTCTCGTTATCGCCGTCCTTCGCAAGCATCGTGCGCGACCACGGACGCAGCGTAGCCTTACGCCACATGTCGGGATCGTACATCAGCGCATGGTCAGACTTGATGAAGCGATTAAGCATGACCTTAAGCTGGCCGAAGGGGCTGATGTAGACCTCAATGCTATTTACGAGGGTCGTGGAAGCATCGTTGATCACACGCGAGCGAGCGTTAGCCACACCCGTGAAACCAGCGACGATGCGCGAGTCAGCGGGCTTGACCATGAGGATCGAGGGATCGGAACCTTCGTTGTAAAGCTTCTGGTGAAGCTCAAGCACGTTGGCTTCAGTCAGAGGACCCGCCTGATTGCCCGTGGTGCCCGTGTTGCTGTCGGTGATGACCGTAGCAGCGGCGTCGATCTGGTTGAGAGCCGAAGCCATCTTACGAGCCGTGGTGGAGTTACCCGTCACGGAAGCCTGCGCGAGGCCGACCATCGCGTGTTCGAGGTCGCGATTTAGCTCCTCGCCTGCCTTCGAAAGCTGGTAGGCAGTTTCACGGGCTCGACCGTAGGTCTTGATCGCGTCAGCGGTTGCCGAGACCTTAATGGTCTTCTCAAGAATCTGAGCGACACTAGAGCGGAGGGTCGTTGCGGTGAGGGTCGCATCGGAGGCCGTAAAGCCTTCCGTCTGCGAGTTGACCTGAACAGCGCGAAGGCTGTCCTCCTGCCAGTCGAAAGTACGGGCAGAAATCTTCTCGGACTTCAAGCCTGAAGAAAACGGAGTTTTAGTCGGTGAAATGTTGCTGATGATATCGCTGACATCTTCAGCCTTACCGACCTGATCGTAGGTGGTGTAAGTAGCCATAGTTATAAAATTCCTTAAGTATGATTAGGGGGCGTTTTGTTAATCGCCTTTGTCCACTCCCCAGCGACTGAGGAATGCACTTGCGGCATCGTCACGCGACCCGGAGCTTCTAAGTTTGCTAATGGCCTTATGCCCGTCAGTCTTGGTGAAACGCTGGGTCTCACTGGACGACTTGGACTTCAAGACCTTCTTGGGAGCTTTGGTCTTCTTCACGGTAGCTACGGTCTTGCCATTGTCGTACTTCATCGCCTTCCACAGGGTCTTGATGATGACCGGATCAACGATCTGGTTCACAATATCCTTGGGCATACCGTTGCGGATGGCGTAGTTACGAATGTCGTCGTAGGTTTCCTGAGACCACTTAGGAATGCCGTTCTCGGGGTCCTTAAGGACCTCAATGGCACTCTTGGCTTGCTCACGGATCATTGCTTGGCGCTGGCCCTCAAGGCCCTGAACGAACCCATCGAGTTCGGTCTGAAGGAACTGAACGTCCTCGTAGGATCGAGAGGCTTCGGAACGTAGAGCCGCGAACTCTTCGTTACTCAGCGACTTGGATGCCACGAGCATGTCTACTTCTGCGTAGGGCTTGTAACGTTCCATAGCCCGTTCGTAGAGTTTCTGTAGACCAACAAGGTGCTTGGCACCCGTATCTTCAGCTTCCTTGCGCTTCAGCGCGATTTCTTGAGACTTCTTGGTGAGGGCGGCTTCCTGACCGTAGAGGCGCTTGAGGTCCTTGATGGATGCCTGAAGCTCTTCGTCGCCTACCTTGATTTTGACCACAGCGTCGTCGTCTTCGACGTACTTCGGGTCTTTCTTCTTGGTGTCGTCGGGGGTCTCTTCAGGGTCCTCGTCGGACTCATCGTCACTTTCGGTCTGGTCGTCCTCGTCCGAAGCTTCGACGGTCTCAAGATCGTCATCATCGGCTTCGGTTGCCCCTTCATCGTCGTCGGATAGCTCGGGAGCGTCCGATTTCCAACGATTAAGGAAAGCGTCTTCGGCGTCACTCGGGCTGAGTGCGCCAACTTCTTCGTTAGCCTCGTCCGCAGGGATAGAGGTCATAAATGGTTATCCTTCGTTATATGGTTCGTCGTTAAGCTTCATCTCAATCTGGTCCTTCGCGGCTGCGCGGGACTTGAGGATGCCGACGAGTTCGTTGAGGCAACTGTGCATCATGTAGAGCCGTTCGCGCCTAGGCGTCTCTTCCAGCTTTGTGGACAAGATGGCATTGGTGAACTGCTCACTGAGCGTGTTGACTGCGTTGCTAAATGTTTCAGATGACAACAGGTGCTGGGCTTGGATACCAAGCTCTACCAGTACCCGTTCGTCATCGCTGAGTTCGTTAGAAATGGTTGCTCTCCATTTGATGTTTATGCGTTAGGAGACACGATCTGTGTCTGCTTGGTTTCCAGAGGCTCCTGCGACTTGAGTATCTCAAGCTCCGCCCTACCGATCTCGGCACGGGTGGTGCTATCGAACTCCTTGCGCTCGATGTCGCGTTGGCTGACCATGAGGTCGATCATGGTCTTCATGCGGTCGAGGTCGTGAGCCATCTGATCCATCTTGGCGCTCTCGGAAGCCTTCATCTCGGCCACCATGACCTGACGCTCCTGAAGCTCCATCTGCTTCTTCTGCATCTCCATCTGCATGACCTGCATTGGGTCAGGCTGAGGAGGCTGCACTTGCTCAGGTGATAAGAGGTAGTCACTGACGTTCTTGACGCCTGACTTCTCTAGGAACGACCGAAGCATGTTGAAGCGCTTCTCGACGGTGTAGAGCGGCTGGACGCCGGGGTCAGCGGTAAGCATCTGGTGAAGCCCAAGGTACTTCTTGGCCTCGTTCTCCTGCTCACCGTAGCCAAGCTTGAGGGCCACTTGGACATCAAGGCGCTCGGACCAACGGGACGGAGTGATCTCCATCCACTCGCCTGCAAGCTCCACGATCTTCTTCTTGTCTTCGTTCTCGATCACGAGGCGGTAGACCTCAAGATACAACGGGACAAGGAAGTGGTTCGCGAAGTTACGAGCGACGATCTTCTGGCGTTGCTGGCTAAGGCCAACAAGCTGCTCGACCATAGCGCCGCTGTTCTGGCTCGAAATGGCGTCCTTGTTGAGACCCTGCGACAACTTGGAGATACCCGTGGTATCTTCCTTGTCTTCGTCCAGCAACTGAATGGTTTGGAACACGAAGGGGTTCAAAGATGCCTGAACGAGGGGCATGATGCCGTCAGGTCGCGTTACGTTCACCACGCCGCCAATGCGGTTGTCGAGAAGTTCACGAGGATTAACCAGTGAGCCCTTGACGACCTGATAGCGTGGGTTATTCGTGATGACGGTGTGATCCAAGATGCCACGCATGAGAACCGTGCGAGCGTTCTGGATCGGAATGATCTTCTTGGCGAAGTTGGAGCCATAGAAGCTGTGGGGGATCGGAAGGGGGACAAAGGTTACGAAGGGCTTGCGGTTTACCTCTTCCTTGTCGAGGACCTGACCGCCTGCCTTAATGATCTTCCAAAGACGCGCTTCGCCAGTACCTTCGATGTCGAGAGTGACGTAGCACTCATACACAGTGACCTTGCGGACTTGATCCTGAAGGTAGTCGGCGGTGCCAATGCTATCATCTTCGATCTCCCGAAGACGTGCGTCCCTTTCTTCGTCGTAGAAGTTCGCTTCGTCGTCGTAAAGCTTCTCTACGATCTTCTTGTCGTACCCTTCGGCAACGAGTTCACTACGGGTCTTCTCGACACGGTGGGCAACGAATAAGGCATCATCGATGTCTTTGGCACCACTGTTGATCAGGAACTCTTCGGGTGGAATGGTCGCAATGCAGACCTGAGAGGTGTCCTTGATACGGCAGATTTCACCGGACACAAGGCCGTCTTCGTCAAGTTCGTATTCCTCAAGCTCGACGTCAGGCTGCGAGATAAGCATGTCGAACTGCTCAACCGGAAGCTTCTCGAACTCCTCCTCGACCTTCTCTTCGCGCTTGTCCCAATAGACCTTAGCGATACCAATGCGGGCAAGAAGACCGTCAGTAATGACATCCGAGAACACCCTGTATCCGTTGTTCTGGCTATGGATAGCGTAGTCGGTGTACAGGGAGCTTACACGCGCCGGGACGGTATCCTCGGGTCCGTTGGGGACGAACTCTACGATCTGGTTTCCGGCAGCGAATGTTTCCAGCAGTACCGCCTTGGAACTCTCTACAGCGTCATAGACGTCCATCGAGACGTAGCGGGAGTTACCTGCGTGCTGGGGTTTCGGACGCTCCCCGTGGAAGTACTCAAGGACATCCTGACGCTCGCGGGACAGCTTTGAGTCGTGATAACCGACCGCCTGCCTGACGCCCTTTTCGATAGCGACCAGTATCTCGTCGTCGGTCATCTTCTTGTACTTCGCCATCGTCAGATTGCCTCAATGTAAAAATCGTCAGTTACGTCAACAGGCGTGAAGCGCCCTTCATGGATATGGTTTACGAGCGCGAGGCTCATCACCGTGTCATCAAAATTGCCCTTCTCGGCTTCCATCGAACCACTTTCGGTCACGATGTACGTCAGCATCTCTCGAATGGTGGTCTTGTCGTTAAGCTCGATCTCGCCCTCGCGCATGGCTGCACGTAGCTGGTCAATCACAAGGGGCTTGGTCTTAACGGTCGTGCGGAAGCCGAAAGTCGTGCTCTCGCGCTCCGTGATCTTATCGACCTCTGTGGTGTAGTAGAGGTTTTCGTAGGCGTAGTCTTTGCCAAGCCTCGTACACGTCAAGATACCGTGGCTGTTGTTCTCCACGATGATCCGTGCCGTGTTGTAGAAGTCACCTAAAGCCCGCAAGATGTCTGCAAAGTAGTCCGGGTGTACCTGACCGCGCCACGTAGCGACCTGACGCTTCTTGCTATCAAGGACCTGTGCCACGGAGTAGTCACCATTACGCACACCCATCGCCACGTCAGCACCTATGGTGTAGCTTTCGCCGGGGTCGTGCTGGTAGTACGTCACGAGTTCGCCCCGTACATTGGGAAGCCACTCGTCACCCTCAAGGGCGAGACGTGCCACAGGGTCACGGGTCTTGCCCAACAGGTCGGTAAGTTGTTGGGTATTGAACACGGGCCTACCTGTCGTGAGGAAAGCTTCGTCGGGTTCTGCGGGGTACTCCTGACGGAATAGGTCGAGGCCGTTCTGGGCGATCTTACGCCGCCTGAACATCAACTGTTCGTCGTCAAGCTCGTACTTGGCCGCTAGGTCTTCCTCGTCTGGGGAGCGCTCGAAGTTCTCAGGGACAGTCTCACGATATCCGGGGTCTACGAACCACGGGATGAACACAGGACGAAACCCATTGGTCCCTTCGACTGCGCCCTTCCAAAGGTCATAGAAGATACCTGTGACACCGTTGGCCGTACTCTCGACGAACACAGCGGTGCCCTTGGAGTTCGGAATAGCCTGAATAAGACCGTTCCAGTTCTCCTTCGCGTTACTCACGGGCCAGAAGGCCAACTCAGAGGCGTGAAGGTGACTGATGGTCTCACCACGGGCAATACTATCACCGCCTGCGGTCGCTACGACATACGAGCTATCAAGGATATCGAATGACAACTCTCGCCGCGAAGAGTACTTCGTGGAAGGCTTAAGGGCCTCAGGGCAGTTGTCGTGATAGCGCTTTGTGAGGTCGAACAGAGCCCGCGTACTGTCGGCGTGGTGCGTAACGACCATCGCCTTGCGGGCTTTACTCTGTGACACGGAGAAGTAGAGATAGCCACCAATGGCTGTCGAGAGGCCCTGCTGGCGGGCTTTCAGTACAATGATACGGACGTAGCCCTTCTCGGACATCTCAGCGTCAATCGCATCTTGAAGCATGCGCTGGGCTGGGTTGAGTTCGAGGGGCTTGATGTCGCCGTCTTTGGTTCTGATTTTGAGAGCGTTACGTGCGTAGAAGGGATATTCGGTAAGCAGACGCTTACGAACCTCCAGAAGTTCCTTCCGCACTCTTCGCCTCCTCTAAGACAGCCTCAAGGAATGTCTCGGCCTTGTTAAGCGTAACTTCGCTGTAAGCAGCGGGCTTGCGCTGGGTGTATTCGAGCAGCGCCTTTGCGGCACTGATGCGGTCCTTGAGAGCGCCGGGGACACGAATGGCCTCAAGCAGCGTCTCGAACGCCTGTTCCGACACGTTGTTGTCGGGATTAAACTGATTGGTTGCCACCATGTACCTCACGATAAGCTTGTTCTCTTCGATGATCCGCGCACGGATCGGTTCTATGATGACCTTTCGGTAACCATCAGGGACGCCGTGGGGCCTTCCCCTGCCCTTTACGCTTTTCATCGCTTCGAGCTTCTTTGCCCGCCACTCCGGGTCTGCCCAGAGTTCGTTGAGCTTGCTCTTGGACACGATCCCGATCCCCGGTCCCTGCCACTTCTTGCTGGTTCGGCGGGCGCACGGATTGAGAGACTTCGGGGACTTCTTTCGCCCCAACACCCGCTTCTTGGGCTTCTTTGGGGGCGCTGGTTCCTTCCGGGGCCTTCCGCGCTTCCGCTTCGGGGGCTCCTCCGGTAGTTCTGGCTTCTCTGGAGGTATTTCCATCGGTGATATAAGCTTTCAACAGGTCTCGAACGGTTTCAGCGGTAACTTTTGCCGTGGGAACCATGAGTTCAGAGGGAACGAGCGATAATAGCTCGCCTGCGATGCGCTTCTTTGTGTCGTTGGGGATTTCGTTAGTGGCCTTGAGGGCCTTGAATGACTCAAGAACCCTCAAGACGTCGATTGCGTTGATCAAAATGCTCTCACTTTACTGGTATTTCTTCACGAGGAAGTACAGGTTCTCGTCAATGAAATCCAAAGCCTCACCGCCGAGTTCAAGAGCAGCATCTGCTGCCTTGTCGTAAGCTGCTTGGCGCTTCTGTTGGTCATTTTTAGCAAGAACCATGTCTTCTACGGCTCTCTTAAGGAGCTGCCCGACCTTTTTATCCGGTTGACGCTCTGCGGCATCAAGAGCCCTACGCTGGAAATCCAGAATAGTGTCAGTGCCCGCCTGATAAGAGATGGGGTTTCTGACTTCGGAACCCCCAGAGCGCGGCGTATCTTCATTCCGGCTAGTTTCCTTACGGTCTCCAGACGTTTTCGGCTGTTCCTTTGACGTGGTGAACTTGCGAGACCTAATGGGCTTCGCCTCTTCACCAGCTTGAGCAGCCTTTACCTGACGCGCCAACTCACGTTGCTTGAACTTCTCTAGCGCTGCCAGAGATTTCATCTTTGCCGTGGTCTTACGTAAAGCCTGATCGAAGGCCCTGCCTTCCTTGCCCTTAGCCACCGACACTGACGCTTGTGCTTCTGCGAGGGCCTTCTCTTCGATTTTAAGCTGGCTCATACGCTGTTGGTTGAGCTTATTCTCAAACGCCATCTTGGAGTTCACGCGAGAAAGAGCTTCCTCGAAGGAGCTTGCGACCTCACGTTCCTGCTTGGCGGTCTCAGCATTTTGCTGCTTTCCAAGCCCTGTGTTGGTCTTGACGTTCTGCTGGAACGATTGGTTACGCTGGCGATCAAATGCTGCACCCGCTGTCATACGAGTGCGCGTGGCGTCTAGGGTCGCCCTGTTCAGAGGATCGGAGAACCAATTGTCCAACTCAGGTACGCCAGTAACCGCCGATTTAGCCGCCTTTGCTTCAGAGGCTTTCTTAAGCTTGTCACTCCGCGCTTGATCTGCATCAGCACGCTTCTTGATAACCTCAGCTTTCCGCGCATCACGACGAAGCTCAAAGTCTGCCTTGGCCTTTTCATCCAAAGCCGCTTGCTTCGCCCGAAGCTCCTGTCTGACCTTTGCCATTTTCAGGCCCTGATCAAGCAACCACTCGCGACCACTGGTGGCCTTTGACGGCCCCTGTAGACGGAGGATTTCTTCAGCGATCTTGCGGTCCCGTGTAAGGTTTGCAACACGAAGTTCGCCTGAAATACGTGCGGGAAACAGAACCGACTTGATGGGGTCCGTGAGCCACGGAGCGGGGCTGATCTTGTCGAGTGCGAACCGCCCCATCTTCGGGATTAGCCCGTCGTTAGGGATAGGACGTGTCATGGCGTTAGCCTGTCGCAGGAACATAATGTTCTCAGCGACCGCATTGCCCCCCGGCATGGACCGGAGTTTTGTAATATCCTCTTCGGAAATGCCAGACGCCTTGTCTAGACCTTCCTTCAACTTGCGGGCGGTGTTCTTGTCGAGCCCCATTTGATCAATGGCACTCTTTACGTCACCTTTGAGCGGCGCAAGGTTAGCGTTAACCTGCTCCTTGCCAACGAACGCTTCTGGAGACAGCTTCTGCACTGAGTCCTGAAGATCGGCCATACGCATGGTGATTTCAGCGCCGCGTGATGCTACTTCGGGGTCCTCAACGATGCGCCTAGCGGCCTGTACTGTGGGGTTACGTTCGGCCTTATAGCCAATACCGCCACCTACAACGCCACCTACGGCACCACCGACACCTGCGCCAATTCCTGCGTTAGTCGCAAGCTGACCGTAGTCGATGGCTTCCTGTCCACCTGCGTTGACTTGAGCCTGCTGTTGGCCGAGATCGGAAGCACCTGCGTACACGGCACCTTCAGCAACGCCAGTACCAATACCGCGTACCAAGCCTCTCTTCAGGCCCTGCTTTGCGGTCTCTTTGATACCTTCCTTGACGCCCTGCTTGACAACCGTACCGCCCCCGAGACCCAGATAGGTCGTGGGGTCAGTGATAACGCGCTGTCCAGCTTCAAGGACGCCAGCAAGCGTAGTGTCGAAACCTTCGAACTGCTGTTGGGCATCGAGGAACGCCTGCTTACCTTCGGGACTGAAGGAACCCACGTCACTCGCGACACCAAAGGTGTTACGGAGACCCACCTTGTCGGAGCCTGCAAGACGATAGTTGAAGTCGTACAGGTAGTCCTTGAGGAAGTTTGTGGCCTCAAAGTCATCCTTGGGGTCCGCCTTGTTGACCTCTTTGTAGAGGGTACGGGCGTTCTTGATCCACGTTGGGTCGTCAGTAGCATCTTGGTAATTGATCTGCTTAGGAGGGGCGGAAGCTTCCGCAGGAGTTCCACCAGACCCATACTTCGACCAAGGCCCCTTAGAGGCCGGGGCCGCGTTCTGCTGGTACATTTCCCACGGAGCGCCCATTTAGTTTACCTTTTCCCAACTGGTTTCAGCAGCGGGATCGCCGCCTTTAAATCGATATCCGTCTTGGACCGCGCCAACGTCAGGTCCACCTCCGGTTGAGCCACGAGAGCCCGAGTTTGACTTTTTCCAATACCAAGAGAAGTTCTCAAACGACCCATTGTATTGGGACTGTTTGACATCGCTCGGCATGTCCATCCACTCACCGTACAGACGCTGTGCCTTTTCAGCACGACCACGGAGCGTTCCAATGATCTGGCGAATGGCCTGCGGATTGGTGTCGAGAGTGACAAGCGACTGACGGATGATGTCACGCTCGGCTTCGGTAAGCTGACCAAGGCCACGCTGGGACTCTGCCATCTGAAGCTCAAGCTGGCGTACAAGCGAGTTAACAACCTGCATGTCGCTAAGATCGACACCTTCAAGGTCAATACCCGTAGCCTGCACAAAGCCACGCTTGGCCTGCGAGACAACATCGGGGCCTGTACCGGAGGTCGGTATCAGGGACTCAAGGTCATCGTAAAGCTGGAGGTTAGAGAATGCCTTGTCGGCTGAGTCACGCACGCCCGTGAGCATCTTCTGCTCATCACGCGAACGCTCGCCCATACCGCTGTCCACACGCTGCTGAGAACCCTCAGGAAGCATCTGGACCATCTGTCCCGTTTGGATATTCATAAACTTGGAACCTGAGGTCGGATCGAAGACCTCACGATACGCCCCGCCACCGGGGGCATACCAAATGTCGCCCTTCTGATACGCAGGGACATCCTGACCGCTTGCGGACCTTGCGAGCTTACCGCGCATCTGGGCAAGCGAAATCTCACGCGGGGTCGGCTCACGGTACTGCTGGGCAACCGTCGTCACAGCGTCCGCTGCATTGGCGAGACCCTCACCGAACGTGGGAGCCCGCAGCATTGCACTGCCAAACGCCACGAGGCTATCAGAAGCCCCCGGCTTGTTAAGGAAACTAAAGATACCGTTGTCTTGCTGGGGTTGCATAAGGGCACCCTCAGGAGCGTTAGCCGCCATGAGTGCCCCTTCGCCCATGACGGGTTCGGCGTAGGTACTAGGACCAAGGACACCCTCAGGAAGACCATAGCCCATAACGTCCGTAGGCTGCTCCAAAGCGGGCGGGGGCATCTGGGGCATCGCGGGGGCCACAGGTGCGGACAGAGCCGCCGTACCCGCAAGTGGCGCGGTGCCAGCGGGCGGTGCTACCGGGGGCGGCTGCATGAGAGCGCCGGGTTCTGGTAGACCATCGTCCCCCATGTAGTTGCCGAGGGCATCATAGATTGCGGCCATCGAAGATGCCTCCGTTATTTACTGAATATGTCTTTGTACTGCCCGTAGAGGCCCAAGCCTGCCGAAGCGCCGCCAACGGCACCCTGAAGCGTGTTCATCCACGTAGGCTGACCGTTGTCTGCGGTAGAAGTTTTGGTGGAACCATAGGAGCCGCCGACAGCCTGCATGTAGCGGTCGAGAAGATCGAAGGACCGCTGGTCGCCGCCCTGCCACTTGGCAAAGTCCGCGTTCATCTGGCCCTGCTGGTCCTGCTGTTGCAGAGCGCCTGCCTTGCTGAGAGCGTCGAGGTTATTGTAGCCTGCGGTGAGACCCGCTGCGGTGCCCTGAAGACCCTGACCGAACGCATTGCCGTAGATGTTACCAGCGTTCGTGAGGGAGTTGAGGCGGGCGTTCATGTTAGAACCACGGGCATTCTCAGCCAGCGAAAGGCCCTGCTGATAAGCATCGCCACGCATACCTGCGGAAATGTCACCAAGGCGGTCCTGTGCGCCTCGAAGGGCAATACCTTCAGCAACGCCCGTACGCGAGGAGTTGGTGTTACCCGTCGCTGACCCAAGGCGGTTAATGCCGGGGAGGACATCTTCGGTAAGATTGCGCGTAACGTCACGGGACGCCGCGTCGATCATCCCACTCATGTAGGGGTTATCAGCGTAGCGAGAGGCATCGTAGATGTTGCCTGCCGTAGCGTTGCCGGGATCAAAGCCCATCAAGGCCCCGCCAGCCATCATCTGGCCGCCTGCGCCATTGAGAGAAGCGTTGGATGCCCCAAGCATGTTCGAGGCCGTCTCAGTCCCTGCCCCGGTCGCAAAGTTCTGCGTACCAGCGATGGCTTGGTTCTGTATTGGCGTCATGCCAGCGTACAGATCGCCCTGATAGAACGGCTGCGACTTAAGAGAGTTGTAGGCACTGGCAGCGTCCGAAAAGCCGCCAAGGAGATACGGCTGCTGTACTTTCCAAGGGGCTGTCGTGGTTTTTGCCGAAGCGTTGTTAGCGTTTGAACCGCTTGAGCCTCCGAGAAGGCCACCGACTAGGGTTGACCCCACGCTGGCTACGGTGTCCCAAAGACCCATCGTTCTTATTCCTCAAAAAAAGATATTGTGTTACAATGCGGTCCAAGCAGAACCGTCCCAATAGACCCACGCATCTCCGGTCCCCAAAGGGTCCCAAGGTGCCTTGGCGTATCGGATCATCCCGATCATCAGCTCACTCGGTTCCTTAAAGGCGACCTGAGGGGCTGCGTTGACGAGGGTTGCGAGCGTTTGCTCAAGCTTGCGGAACTCGGTCGCAAGGTAAACGTGAAGGTTCTTGTGGGAGCGCTCGATGTCTTCGGGAGACTTCCCGTGAGACAAAAGCGGCTGTGGGGCGCGTCGATACGGAATGACCACAAGGTCTTGGATGTCATAAGCCATCGTCGTTAGCGCCTTCCGGTCGTGACGACATCAAGGTCAAACCCTGAGACCTCAAAGTCGTTGTTGTCCGTGCTTTCCATTCGCCACGCTAGGTAACGTCCGTTCTCTCGGGTATCTACTTTGTATCCAGAGTTAGGCGTAAAGCTGACTTGGGTAGACCAAGTGACGGACGATCCGGGGAACTCCACACCGTCAAACTTGAAGTCGATGGTCTGCGTAGGTGACCGCACCTCGACCTGTGGGTAGATGCTCTTGATGACCTTGTAGGCCCTCAGTTCTTCCCCGGTGTCGTCCAGATCAATGGCGATCCGCTCGACAAACATTGGCTTGGTAGCCTCAGTGTTGATACCGAACGGAAGGACACCTCCGTTTGGCTCTTCGTAGCCGTAGAGGCGTGAGGCCGTCAGTCCGTTAGCGGCACTGGCGACACCCGCCATGAACAGAACGTCATCGCCGCCTTCGTCTTGGCCGTACCAAGTGCCACCCGTCGCTTCCCAAGAACCCGTGGCGTTTGCCCAAGTCGTTGAGGTCGAGAAGTTAGCGGAAGTTGGACGTGAAGCCAGCGGAAGGTCTACGAAGGACCACGTTTGGTTCTTGTAGTTGTAGACAGCGGCGCGGTTTGGGTAGCTTGTGGCTATGAAGTTAGCGTTAGCATCCCCAGAGACGTACGCGAACATGATCTCGGAGGAGTATGGGTTATGCTGGACCCAGAACTTGCTGGTCTCAGCCTTGTTCAAGTTGCCATAGACGTAGTGCCAGTTGCGACCATCAAGGATCGTTTCGACACTGTTGCCATCGTGGACGTAGATATCGTCAAAGCCAAAGACGTAATGACGACCATCGACCTCGATGCAGCAATTGGTATTAATGATACCTACGTTCTCGAAGAGTTTGCGGAAGCGGAACACGAGGGCATCCCCCGTTTCCTCCATCATCCAGACTTGCTCTTGGCTGTACAGAATGAAAACGTCGCGCAACGGAAGACCATCGAGGATCGGGGTCTTCATTTCGGCAAGCGTGTTTTCACCTGCGGAGTTCGTCGTCAGCGTTGCGTCCCACGATCCGGGCACAGCGTTGTACTGAGCAATGTCCGACCACTTGACCATCGTGGGGTACTGAGTGGAACCCTTGGTCACGTTGAGTGCCACAAGGTAGTCCTTGTACGCCCTAAGAGACTTACAGCGCCATGTGCTATTCCAATTCGGAAGGTTCGCAAACTGCGAAGAGCCATCAGCGTAATACCACGGAACACGGTCAGACCTGTTGAGGTAACCTACGCCCTGAAGGTACGTAAAGGTGTACGGCTCATCAGACAGTGACTCCGCTTCGTCACCTATGCGGATTGCGTAATCATTCGAGGTAAAATCGATGCCGAGAGCGTTATAGTCGTTGGCGATAAGCGAGACGGTGGTCTGCGGAAACCAATCCACCTGTGTGACATCCATCTCACTTCCGCTTTGATAGAACCACACGCGCCCATTACGATCTGCAATGCCGATCTTGTCGTAGCCATTGGGAACTGAGTAGGTAAACGTGAAGACCGGAGTTTCTGAAGACGTGTTGAGTACACTTCGAAACACGAAGGATCGTTTGATCTTTCCGTCATCGAAGCGGGCGTTGTTCGCCATAGAGACCGCGTTAGGCGGAAGGTCGTAGGCGTTTACGTCAGTAATGACACCAATCTGACCGAGGTTACGGATCGGTACAATTGGCATTATGACGTTCCTTATAACTATGCTGCGGGGGCTGTCTTGGGGATGAACCCCATGTCCCAAAGTTGCTTAATGAGCCCACGGGTCTCCGGGTCCTTCAACTGGTCCGCAGAGTAGCCGTAAGCTTTTGCGTCGGCTTCCCAAGCACCGCCCGACACATTGTTCCCAGAGGGAGACTTGTTGGTAGCGGTGGTGGAGGAATTGCGATACGCTTGGAGGGCCGTGCTTTCGTAACGACTGCCACGGGACTCATCGCCCCTTCCGGCAGAGTTAGCGCGCTTATCAGACCAATAGGAACGATAGCGCTCTCGCTGCTCGGGGGTCATGTTGGCGAGCTTGTTCTCTTCGTTCACAATGTTCTGCCCAGCAGACTTTCCGAAGAGCCCAAAGCCCCTATTGATCACCCCTAGGCCCGGAACAACATCAAACACGCCATCGACGGTACTTGCCGTCTTAGAACCATAAGGCTTCACAGGGTAGCTGTAGGCTTCATCCTTCATCACACCCTCAATGGTGTTGGACGGAGGAGCTACGGGACCCGTGTAGGTCGATTGCTGGTTACTAGGGACCGTAACGGGACGCCCCGTGTACGTACTTTGACGGTTCGACGGAACGGTGGGCGCAACGTCACCAAGGGGACCACGAGTTACCGTGGGGCCTGTGTAGTCACCCTGATACCACGAGGGTACGGAGGTCTGCGAAGGCGGCGGTGCGATGTCCTCGCGGCTTGTCTTGGTAAACAAGTCGGTCGTGGGAGCCATCGCCTGCCGAATGCTATCGAGGAGACTTCCGCTACCCATCGATGCCGCACGGTAACCGAGATCGGCAACTTTCTGAGGTGAGACGTCAGCGGTGCCAAAGCGATGGCTTCCGAATTTACCGACATCACTAAGGTTCTTGGCCCACGAAGGCGTCACGACACCAGCATTGTAATAATGGGTGGCGTTAGCAACGTTCGTGACATTCTGAGGTGACGTACCGTAGTAGTCAGCCATCTCCTGAGCAACTGCGGGGTTCGTCTTGGCCTGATTGAGGCCCGCGTTGGGCGAAAGAGACCCAAGGGCGGTGGTGCCGTAGGAAATCTGACGGCCCATACCCTGAGTGTTGTAGTTATCGACGAAGGTGTCTGTACCACGGAGCCCGTTGGCATCGAAGCCCCGCATAACCTGATTGTAGGTAGCGTTGGGCGGGAAGTTACCGGGGAGGCCTACACCCTCGCTTGCCATACGCATACGGTTTGCGATGGTGTTTGCGACCGACATCTGGTCGAGAGTGGCTTTAGGTCCCTTAAACGCAGCCTCACCGGAGATAGTCTGGTTATAGAGGTTACCGATCTGTCCGTAGTCGGGATTGCTGCCCCACCTTACGCCGGGGTTCATTCCGACAACCTTGGCACCCACGATACGGTCAATGTTAGCCGTAGTGCCGGGGTTAAAGCGCATCTGGTACGCGGTGTCTGGACTGACAGGACCGGATGTGTAATTCCGAACCACAGGCTCCGAAGCCGTCCTGAAGCTACCTAAGGCAGCGCCACCCGGCGAACGTACAACACCGCTACCGACACCAATTGCCTGCGAGGTGTTCAGAGCGCCTGCGGTTGGTCCCCTAAGGCCGCCACCAAGGGGCGTAGCTCCGCTATTAAGGCCAGCGTTAAGAGCCGCCGAAGCCCTCGCAGCGGCAGCGTTCGGGGGGCCACCCTTGTAGCCCATGTTACCGGAAGCCTGCGGGGAGGTCGTAGAGCCCTTAAAGCCGCCCCCGGTCGAGGGACCACTGTTAGGACCATTGGGACCGGAAGGACCGCCGTAGTTACCCCCGCCAACACCTTGTCCACCTTGGCCGAGCCCGCCGTTCGAGGTGCGCGAGGTGGCTCCGGGGGCTCCGCCTGAGTTACCTGCGGGAGACGAGCGCGGCTGGGAGTTCGAGGGGCCGGAAGGTCCACGGGGTCCAGAGCTAGATGGGGCGTTCGATTGCGAAGCGGACTTCATGGTGGCCCCAGCAGCGGATGAGGGACCAGACGCTGCCAAGACCATCGTGGGTGAGTCCTTCGTTAACTAGAGATTAGCTTGAGATCGGGGGGTGCGGAAGATACGAGGAGGCTCTTGAGAAGAACCTGTTGGCTCGTTTCGTTGGCCTTTACCATTTCATTCCTGAAACTCTCGACGGCGGAACCTGTCTGGCGCTGCTGCTGTGAGTTTTCGATGAGGAGCACGGGGAGCCACGTCACGGCGCAGCCCCACTCGTCGACGTCCTTGCCGGTGTTCGGGTTCGTGCCACGCACTTGGGTGAACCAGTTGCACTGGAGCCCCTTGCACTCACCCTTGATCAGCGGACAGAAGGTGCCGGGTTTCAACTGCATGGTCAGTCCTTCGACGCGATGATGAGGTCGACGTACTGGACGGCCATGTCGAGCGTGGTCGAGAAGGAGTGATTGTGGGCCGTTCCGGTGAAGGAGTGGGTGTGACCGCCTCCACCACCAGTAGCCGCAGTCGTCTTAACACTCGAGCCTGCGTTATACATAGGATATGACCCGCCACCGCCATTAACGTCATTTGTGCCGTATGTGAATGTGTGCGTATGCGACGGAATCTGCGTCACATCGAGCACAGTGCTTCCAACAGTTCCGCCTGCCGTCGTGTTATCGACGTTGCCGGAGACCGTGCGATTGGCGAAGGCAGTGCTGAAGGCGACCGTACCGCCAGAACTTACCGTTCCACTAACGACACGCAGGGCCTTATCATTGTGAGTAGCGTCCTTTGTCCAACCAGTAGGCGCCGAAGTCTGCTGGAAGAGCATGCGGGTGCCAGTGGGGAAAACCCCAGTGACCGCTCCTGAGACGGTAAGATTGCCGGTGATCGTCTGATTGCCAGTGATCGTCTGATTGCCAGTGATCGTCTGATTGCCAGTAAACGTGTTTGCACTAGCTAAGACAGCCTTAGCGTCAAGCTGGGTCTGAATGGCGGAGGTCACGCCATCGACATAGTTGAGTTCCGTATGGGTCGGGGTGACCGCCCCAGCTACATTCGGAAACGTAGCCTTGATGGTGGACTTAAGTAGACGAAGGTGATCATCGCCCTGCGAAAGGTTATCTGAAGATGTCGGATTGGTAGACACCAGATCACTAATGTAGGTGGCGCTTTCCAATGCCATCGGAAGGTTCCTTCAAAAAACGGGAGACGTGAAAAGGGAGGGTTGAGGAACATCAAAGGTTCCTATCGATCATAAAGAGGGCTTTGCGTTACGTATGGTAACGTAAGGTGTCGAAGGACCACTGAAGTGGTTACGACAATAAGAAGGTTACATAGGTTAACTAATGTAACTAGGGTAGCTTTAAGCTGCTTAAAGTGACTAGAGTTTTGATCATAGTGATTACAATGATGATAACTCAGGTCACTTTAAGTAGCTTTAAGAGGACTTGGGTAGCTTTAGTTACTTAGGTTACTTAAGTAGCTTTAGGTTGATACTAATGATGATAATCTAGTTACCTTAGTAGACTCCTCAAGTTGTCTAATTGTGTCTAAAGTGTGTCTTTAGCTAACTTAAGTTACTTAGGGGGGCTTGGGCTTCCTCTATAGTTGTAGTTAAGGGCCATTATTCAAATTCGCTTTAAGAAATCCATTAGTTACGTAAAGTCACGTAAGTAGCCTTGCGAGGCCGGGGAATTGTGGCGAAAAGGTGTCCTCGATACCCCCGAATACCCATATGCCTCTTAACGCCTCTCAGGAGGTCGTACAGCAACTTTAGGCCCTTTTGGCTACGTGGGTAGCGGGAATATGGCGCAAGGCCGTCTACGGGCCTTCCTAGGGCTTTCTAGAGGGTCTTGGGCGGCGGGGGGTGCGGGTTTGGCGAATGGGGCGGATGGGACCCAAGGTTGCGAAGAAGCGGAGCTTCGCTCCTGAGGGGACTTAAGACGGCGAAAGGGGACCCATGGTAGCGTAAGGGGACCCAAGGTGAACGAAAGGGACCCCCTGCAACAAGAGGCCGAACTAACAACAACAACAGCAACCTTTAGCGACTTTTTGGAACGTCATTCATTCAGCAGTCACTGGGGGCCTAGCTTGGGCTGGAGGGGACCCAAGAAACCTAGCGTTCAACCCTCAGTCCCCACGCTTGCACTGTGTAACGTATGCTAACCTGTTGATAGTACTGCGTAACCCTATGGATACTAGAGCCAATGGGGTAGAAGCATGGGGGACATTGGGGGCATTGTGTAACTTGAGATTGTGTTACGGCGCACATTTGGACATACTACATCTAGCTATATCGGATTGATATAGGTACTAGGGCTGGTATGTGTTCGTTATGTTTGAACGGGCATAACGCTTTTAAAGAAAAACACGAACCGTTGCATCATTGCAACACATAGCAAAAGGACCTCAGGTTACCCCAAGGTCCACTCACGTCACCCATGTTCCCTTCCGTTACCTAAAGCCCGCCATCCGATCAAAGTTTGTCCGCAGGCTCTCCACGACACTTCCGTTGGCCTCAAGGCACCAACGCGACACGCCGCAATCGTGCTTGTCCTTAGCAAGTAAGCGCATGACGCGAAGGGCCTTTGCCTTGTTCGTAAACTCAAGCGTTGGCTTCTCTTCATAAGTGCTGTCGTGAAGTTCGGCGTGGATTGCGTAGCGTGTCATTGTGTTCCCCTTTCGATGTACCCAAGTTACCCCAATACTCCACACTTGTCAACTGTTACCCTATGACAAAAGCAACAAAAGTAACCCCATAAACCCCCGCGACAAACGCAACGACTTTAGCAAGCTGTAACGTGAGGTAACTCACCTCTCTAATGGTCCTCATGATTACCCCCTGATCCAATAGGTGCTGCCGTTGAACGTCACGTCAACGTAGTCCTGCTTAAGCTCACCTGCAGCTTGCTGAATATCAAGCTTAAGGTGTCGCATGGGCCACTCGCTACTTGCGAGGGCTTTCGATACCTCAGGGTAACAATCGTCAATCAGTTGTTCTGTGTACTCCACGAAATAGCTATCGTGGATCAGTTGTTCGCCATAGGCCCAATCGGGTGAGCTTTCGGCCTCACTGGCAAGCGCGCGCAAAGCGTCAAGCTCCGCACCTTGTTCCTTATCGAATTGCTGCATATCACCTTCCGTGATCTCGCCGTTCGACAAGCGCTCCACAAGGTCAGCTTGTTCTGCTTCTAGTTCCTCGATGCGCTCAATGATCTCGCGGCTATCAATCTGATCTTCCGTTCCGTCGAATTTCCAGTCACTCATTGTTAGCTCCTCTTACTGGATTTGCATAAGGATGCGGGCAGCATTGCTGAGCTCAGCAGCCATTTGCGCATAGTAGGCGGTTGCATAGTCGTTGCCCTTGAGGCGGTGACACAGGGCCTCATTAGCTGCTTCAGCTGCCTTGAGCTGGTAGGTGGTGGCGATAGTGGTCTTAGTAGTCTTGATACGTGCCATAGTCTCAGCCCTCCATTTGTTATCGTGGGCCAAACATATTCCTTCACTCTACACTTGTCAAGTGTCGTCTGTCGTGCTACTGTCTTTTTATCGGTAGCGATGACGCGCCGATCTTTAGGAGTATCTAGCAATGAGAATGCAGCAAGCTATCGTGATTGCTGAAGTGGAATTTGGAGCGTGGGTTGAGCGTGATCAACTCTATTTCCCCTCCGTCTATCGTAAGGAACAATGGGAAAAGCGCATTGCCGCACATGACGCCGCAATCCATCAGGAGGAAGCGCAACGCTTTACGTTTGCTGGCAAGCGTTGGTGTGGTGCAGCTATTGGCTGGCGGGAGGTCTAAGCAATGACAATAGAGCGCACAATCCAAGGCACGTGGCGCATTAGCGCTATTCACGACGGCCACTTAGTAACCCGCGTTTACGTTGGTTACACAAAGCGGCAAGCGATCGTTAGTTTCTTTGGGGAGATTAGATAGCCATGCCTACAGCACGTCAAATTGCAAACCTTAAGAAAGCGCAAGATCACTTAGAAGAAGTGTGGATGAGCAAAATGGATGATAGCGAATGGTCTTTGGAAGATTTGCGGAACATCAAGGACGCTCGCCGCGCTCTCTATGCTGTTGAGATGCGTTGGGATGACATCAAGGCAACTCAGGGGGACTGAACAATGAGCTATCATCGTTTCGTTGATGAAGACGGCAACGCTTACGGCTCTTTCGAAATCTTTTGGATTGAGGACCACGAACCCGATCTAACAGGCTGGCATTGGGCACCCTGCTTTCCGGGCTGTCTACCGGATAGCGAACCCAATGGGCCTTTCGCTACCTATGAACAAGCGCTTGATGATGCGCTCCGCTTCTAGCTTGTCTCAACCATCCACACATATGGATACTTGACTATGCGCAAATGCAAAATAGACATAGCCGTTGATCAACTAAACGCCAAGCGTGGCCTTAAGTACCCCATGATCGGGCACTTGCGATATGCCAACATTGTGGGGGACGGTAGACGCTATCGAACCTTGTATGTCATCATCAATGACAATGGTGGCGTGAGTTATTCCTATTTCAACGCTCGCAATCCCCGCGCTGTCTTAGCCAAGCTTAGGGGGGCGTTAGATGCTAGTTAGGCTCACCCTCGCAATCCTAAAGCCCGCCCTAGTCCTCGCATCTGTCGTCTTGCTCGATGACATAATGCACGACAAGCTCCCCTCGCACCTTGCGTCACTCATGCCTGTTTGGGTATGGCTGTTACCAACGCGGGGGTTCATGGAAACTTGAAGCACTTTTACAGGCGACGAAAGCCCCTTCCGTTTTTCGTGAGGGGGCTTTCGCGTCCCCCCGTGCTCACCCGCGCCACCAGTCCCCCGGTCTATCGCCCGCCTCTTTTGGTTGACGATAGAACGGGCGAGATCGGCTGGGGCGCAGCTTCGCCGCTTTGGCCTCGTGGTTCTTTGGAGGAGGACCTTGCGGACCTAGGTTTGCTGTAGCTTTGTCTGGCATTCAGCGAGCGTTTAGCAGGCATTCATAGCGGGCTTTGCCTGCGTCCGTGTCGCTTCTTGGGCGATGCGATCCATATGTGTCGCAACGAGGCTTACGATTGCCCCGTATACCGCTGGTTCCATGTGACCACTGCGGTGGATTTCATCGATATCCATGAGGAGATTGGCGAGCATTTGTATGTCATTTAGTATATAATTTATTGAGCTATCGCCCCCCCCCCCCAACTCAGGGTTGCTTTTGGTGTCGTAGGTGCAGGGGCGAAGCTCCGCCTCTTGGCATTCACGAATCATTTTACCAAACTCCTTGTTAGGAATTGTTACGTTAACGTCACATCCA